ATTGGCTAACGAACCCGCCCCTCATACTTTGCATAACCCCGAGGCAACATCAACACCAAAGGTTCAATTCCACATGGGAAATAAGAGAGCCGAAAGCGTAAAAGACCGCGTATTTAATCAACTTTTTAACTAACCACTACAATGAACAATAAATTAAACAAAATCAATTTGAGTGGCCCAACCGCTTCCCCCAATACCTATGCGGGTCTTTGGAGTGGTAAGTACATTGCGGCCTCACTTTTGTCGGGTGAAACCTTGTCAAAAGAACTTATCACATTGCACCCCAATGTTGCTTACAAAGAAGTTATCCGTAACTGGCAGAACACCATCGCAATCGACAACGCAACTTGCGATTACACAGATGGTTCAAGCGTGACTTTGGGAGAATATGTATTGACCACAGTTGAAAAACAAGTTAACTTGACTTTGTGTAAGAACAACTTGCGTACAACTTGGGAAGCAGCACAAGCGGGATTCTCTGCATTTGAGAAATTACCTGCAACTTTCGAAGAATTCTTGTTGGCACAGGTTGCTGCCGAGGTTGCACAAGCCGTTGAATTGGGTATTTGGAAGACAAACACTTTCTACACTGGTGGAATGGTTCAATACTTGGTTGACAACTCTGCAATTAACCGCCCATTCACAGGTGCTACAACTGCATCGAATGTTGTTGCTCGTTTGCAAGAGGCGTTGGATTACTCACCCGCTGCATTGTATGGCAAAGAAGGTTACCAATACTATGTTGGTCCATCTACCATGAAGGCATACCAAGCGGCGTTATCTGCGGGTAACTACAACTTCCAATTCTATGTTGGTGAGAAGCCAATGAACTTCCAAGGTATTCCCGTAACTATGTGTCCTGGTCTTAACGACTACGATTGCGTATTGGGTCTTAAAAGTGATTTGCACTTTGGAACTGGTTTGTTGAGTGACTACAACGAGGTTAAGGTTATCGATATGAGTGACATTGATGGATCGCAGAATGTTCGTACAATCATGCGTTTCACTGGTGGTATCATCGCAACCAACCCAACTCAACAAGTTGTAATTAATGTAACCTAATCCGATAAGGAAAATATAATCACGGGGTGGGCATAAACACCCACCCCTTTTTTTTAACCAAGATAATAGAAAAAATATGCCAACTTGTGGAACTTTATTAGGAAGATACGAACCATGTAAACAATATGTGGGCGGAATCAAGGCAGCGTTTTTCGTACCATTTGAATGGGCGAACCGCGTTACCAAAAATGGCAGTGGTATTGTGACATTGATTGACAATGGATCGACTACAACTCCAATTTCAGCCCCTTTTTGGGAACTTAAAGGTTTGAGTACAATTGAAACCACCATCACCGCATCACGCGATAATGGAACATCTATGTACGAAACCATTTTTACTTTGTCATTTAAGCCAAGCGGATTGACCGCAGTAGCAGGTGACCTTGACACCGATGCAATCCAAACATTGGTAAAAGGAAGATGGCAAATTGTTGTTTGGGATAGAAACGACCAATTCTGGTTGTTGGGTGAAACCTTGGGTTGCGATGCCAATGGCGGAAGCGAATCATGGGGTGTACAAATGGGTGATGCTCGTTTGAATACCATCACTTTTTCAAGCCAAGAGAAATTGCCACCTGCCATCATTGATGCAAACTCAATGGCGAGTATCTCATTGGTAGTTACTCCCGTAATGCCTGTTTAATTGATATTTTGAACCACCCCATCAATAGCATTGGTGGGCTACATGAGAACCCTCGCCAATCGGTGGGGGTTTTTCATTTATAACAAAAAATGTATTTCGCGTTTTATAGGTATGCACATCAATAACTCATCTACAAGCATCTCATTCACATCATTTGTGGAGTTTACGGGTGTTTCGACAATTGAGGTATGGCATAAGCCCACCAAAACAATGGTAACGGCTACAAGTACACCAAGCAAGTTATATTCATTTTACACAATGGCATTGCCCGTGTTAACGGATATCAATGCGGTTGCCCAGAACACGGATGAGATATTGTTTCGCGTGTTTAACAACGACCATTTGGTGTGGGAGTATTTGGGATATTGGATTACGGGTACTACAAACATCAACAACACTTGGAAACAATGGGATGCTACAACCCCCGTTGCACCTAATTGGATAACACTATGAGTTTAGAATTTATACAACTACAATCATACACCGCACCTTCAATCATTGAACAAAAAAACAAGGATTGGGTGCAATATGGCGATGATAACAATTATTATCAGTATTTGATTGATTTGTATCATGGTTCACCAACCAACAATGCGTGTATCAAGGGTATTGCAGACCAAATTTATGGCAAGGGATTAGAGGTGACAAGTTCATCAAAGAACCTACCTGGGTACATTGAGTTCAAAACCATGTTCGCGGCGGATGATTTACGGGCGGTTATTATGGATTTGAAGATGTTAGGACAAGCATCATTTCAACTTATCAAGTCAAAAGATAAGAAGAAGTATGTCAAAGCCAAGCATTTCCCACAACAAACCCTTCGCCCCGCCAAGTGCAACGACAAAGGAGAGATTGAAAAGTATTACTATTATCCCGATTGGGCCAATATCAAGCGTGGAACACAACCCACCGAGATAAGGGCATGGGGTTATGACCAAAATTCAAACGAATGTATACTTACCATCAAACCATATTCTACGGGTTCGTTTTACTTCGCACCAGTGGATTACCAAGGCGGTACGCAATATGCAAACTTGGAAGCGGAGATATCCAATTTCCACATCAACAACATCATGAATGGTCTTGCACCTTCTATGTTGATAAACTTCAACAATGGGCAACCACCCGCCGAGGTTAAAGACACAGTTGAAGCCCAAATCAAATCAAAGTTTGGTGGGTCATCAAATGCGGGTCGTTTTATTATCTCATGGAACGATGGCAAGGATTCAAGTGCGGATATTACACCCGTGCAATTGAGTGATGCTCACAACCAATATCAATTTTTATCCTCTGAATCAATGCAAAAGATAATGGTAGCCCATCGCGTGGTATCTCCATTATTATTGGGTATTAAGGACGGAACGGGATTTGGTAACAACGCGGATGAATTAAAAAGTGCATCTATCTTGTTTGACAATGTGGTGATTCGCCCATTCCAAAGATTGGTGATTGATGCCGTTACAACGGTGTTAAACCACAACGGATTCAACTTGAATCTATACTTTAAGACATTACAACCCCTTGAATTCACGGATTTGACGGGCAATGTCATTGATGATGAAACCCGCGAGGAAGAAACTGGGGTGTCATTGGCATCTCAAAAAAAAAAGATTGAATTAGTCTACCCCAAAGCGGGAGAATCCAAGGATGATTTTTTAGGTCGTTGCATCCCTTATGTGATAAACGAGGGCAAAGACAATGACCAAGCGGTGGCAATGTGCAATTCGTTTTGGACGGAAATGAGTGCAAACGAAAAAGTGTCATTCGATTATGACGATACTTTGTCAACCGATAGGGGTAAGAAGTTAGCCCAAAAGGAAATCAAGGATGGTTCAATCGTTTACATTATTTCGGCCCGTAAAGACAAAGAGGGAATGATGAGTGTTGCCGATGAGTTGGGAATCCCATCATCAAGGGTATACGCTACGGGTTCAAATAAAGCCAAAATTGAGAAGATAAACGAGTTGGGTATATCCAAGCATTACGATAACAATTCGGATGTTGTAGATGCGTTAAAAGGCATAGGAATGCAATTTGAAATCACCGACACGCAAAGCGAAGATTGGTTGAAACATTTGAAATCGCGTGGGGAAATAATTAACAATGAGGTGTGGGAACTTATTGATGTTCAAGAGGTTACGGATGCGGATGAAGAACTAAGATTTAACATGGCCTATGAAAACCCCAATAAAAAAAGTGGTGATGATAAAGGGGTATACAAAATCCGTTATCGCTACGGCCCTAATTTCTTATCCGACAATTCAAGGCCATTTTGCACTGCAATGGTTCAAGATTCCAAAGACGGAGTAATTTATCGCCGTGAAGACATTATCACCATGGGTGATGCGGGTGTCAACGGACAATTTGCCCCAAGTGGTCAAAGTTCCTATTC